GATTAGCAAAGACATTACAAAACTTTGAAGTAGCTACAGAAGGTGGCTACAGACGTATCAACGGTTATACAAAATATAAAATTGATGGTGTCACAGCTTCACAACCTTCAGGGACAACTGAAAATATTTTAGGAGTTTTTCCTTATGCAGATGGTGTAGTTGTTTGTGTAAGTGATGATATATACTTTAGTAACGATGGAGCTAACTGGTTACAGATAAATAAACTATCTCACAGCTCTGGAGACAATCACACAACCTTTACAGGTAAAGCTGTAACAGCTAGAACTAATCAAGGACAATGTTCTTTTGCATTGTTTGAAGGTGCTACATTTGATTATGGTGAGTTAAACATAGCTGATGGAGCTAATGTTGTTTTTAGTTTTAGAATGGAAGGTACTGGTAATTTAAACACTAGAACTTTTTTTACTAGTGAATTAGCGGTAGCAAGTACTAAAGCTGTTAAATATGTAACAGTTCATGACCATCATTTGATAGCAGCAGGAGTTGAAGATAACTTAAATACTTTATACTATAGTTCTAAAAATACTTTTTCATCTTTTCCAAGTACAAATGCAATAACAATATCTGACCAAATAGTAGGTATTAAAGGTTTCCGTGAAGACTTATTTATATTCTGTGAGAATAGTATTCATAAACTTATAAATATAAATGATTCTAATAACATAGCAATCGTGCCTGTCGCAGAAAACGTAGGTTGTTTAAGTGGTTACAGTATTCAAGAGATTGGTGGTGACTTAATGTTCTTAGCACCGGATGGAATAAGAACAGTAGCTGGTACAGCAAGAATTGGTGACGTAGAGTTAGGAACAGTTTCAAAAGCTATACAGCCTGTAATAGTTAGTTTAGCAAGAAACATTGATAACTTTACAATTAATAGTTTAGTTATTAGGGAAAAGTCACAGTACAGATTATTCTATACTAATACAGGTCAGCCTAATGCTTCACAAAAAGGAATCATAGGAACACTTAGACCAAACGGATTTGAGTGGTCAGAAACAAAAGGATTAGAAGTTACAACAGTAAACTCTAACTTTAATCAAGATGGAGTAGAAGTTTATTACCATGGAGATAGTAATGGTTATGTATATACTCATGATACAGGTAATGACTTTGACACTAATAATATAGAAGCAATTTATCAAACTCCAGACTATGATTATGGAGACTTAGGAACTTTAAAAACTTTGCACTATATTAAAATGTCAATAGCTCCAGAAGGGGATGTAACTCCTACATTAAGAATTAGATATGATTATGATAGTACAGATTTACCACAACCAGAAGACTATACATTTAATGTAGATGCTCCTTCTTTATTCGGTGGAGCTACCTTTGGTTCTTCAGTCTTTGGAGCAGGAGAGCAACCATTGGTTAGAGTAGCATTACAGGGAAGTGGACACAGTAACTCTTTTAGAATTTCAACAAACAATAAAGTAGCACCATATATAGTAAATGGTTTTTACATAGACTTTATACCTTCAGGCAGGAGATAATACATGGCAAGTTATGTTAGACAAAGTACATTCGTAGACGGAGATTTAATAACTGCTTCACTATTCAATAACGAATACAATAAATTAGTAGATGCTTTTGATAATGCTACAGGTCATAAACATGATGGTACTATAGGCGAAGGACCAGTTATAGGATTAATTGGTGATGCAGGTGTAGTAACTCCACTTAACAAAATTTTAGTAGATACAACTAATGACCACATAGAATTCTGGATAGATGTATCAGGAACTTCAACACAACAATTTTACATAGCTGATGGAGCTATAGTACCTGTTACAGATAACGACATAGACTTAGGTACAAGTTCTTTACAGTTTAAAAACCTTTACATAAATGGTACTGCAAACATTGATAGTCTTGTAGCTGATACTGCAGATATTAACGGTGGTACAATAGACGGTGTTACAATCGGTGGTAGTTCTGCAGGAGCTATTACAGGTACAACTATTACAGGTACAAGCTTTGTAATTGGTAATGCATCTATTAACGAAACAGAGTTAGAAATACTTGACGGGGCTACACTAACTACTACAGAATTAAACTACGTTGACGGTGTTACATCAAGCATACAAACACAATTAAACACTAAAGCTCCTCTAAGCTCTCCTAGCTTAACAGGAATACCAACAGCTCCTACTGCATCAGCTAACACTAATACTACGCAGGTAGCGACTACAGCTTACGTACAGACAGAAATTACAGACCTAATAGGTGCTGCTCCGGGAACACTTGACACACTTAACGAACTTGCAGCAGCTATTAACGATGATGCAAACTATAATACAACTTTAACAACTGCATTAGCTACTAAGCTTCCACTAGCCGGTGGAACTATGACAGGTAACGTAACGTATAGTGACAATGTAAAAGCACAGTTTGGAACTTCTCAAGACTTACAGATTTATCATGATGGTAGTAATAGTTATATACAAGATAGCGGTTCAGGTAATTTAAGAATTTTAGTTGGTGATTTGCAAGTTAGAAATTATGGTACTAATGAAAATATAATTACATCAACAGCAAATGCAGAAGTTTCTTTTTATTATAATGCTTCAGAAAAACTAGCTACAACCTCAACAGGTATAGATGTAACAGGTGTAATAACAACAGATGGCTTAACAACTTCAGCGGATATAAATTTTGGCGATGATGACAAAGCGTTATTTGGTGCTGGAAACGATTTAAAAATTTATCATTCTGCAAACAATCAATCATATATCCACGAGGTTGGGACTGGCAATTTAAATATTCTTGCGTCTAATTTTAAAATTCAAAACGGAGCAGGAACAGAAAACAAAATTGTAGCTAATACAGATGGAGCTGTAAGTCTTTACTATGATAATGCAGCTAAACTAGCCACAACCAGTTCAGGCATAGAAGTAACAGGAACAGTTACAAGTGATGGGTTGACTGTTACATCAGGTTCTTCTTCAGATAACATAATGCAAGTGTTTGGTGCGGGTACTATATATGCAGGATTAGGAGTTGATGGTACTGGTGCTATATTAACAGCAGGAAGCTCAGGTAGTGCTGACTCAGACTTAATAATAAAAACATCTTCTAGCGGAACTGAAAAACAAAGAGCAAGATTTCAAGACAACGGAGACATCTCTTTCTATGAAGACACAGGCACAACTGCAAAACTTTTCTGGGATGCAAGTGCTGAATCGCTTGGCATAGGTACAACTTCGCCAAGTGCAAAACTTCATATAGATACTGGTGGTGATGAAGGTATAAGAATGCAAAGAACAGGCACTAATGCTAATTTTGCTGCTATAGAATTTAGGAATAGTGATGATACCGCAACTAATTCAAAAATAGGTTGGAACAGTAATGAGCTTAGATTAGAAGCTACTTCTACATACAGGGTTGTGACAAATAATTCTGATGCTCTTTTAATTGATAGTTCAGGCAATGTTGGAATTGGCACAACTTCACCCGATGCTCTTTTAGAAATTAACAAAGGTAGTGAAGGTGAATATCTAAGAGTCGGTGGTGATAATGCTTCAAATGCACGTTCATTAAGATTTACAAGCTCAACAGCAAGTGGAAGTAGTGTTGGTGCTTTACATACAATTAAAGCAAATAGTGTTGGTGGTGAAATTGCCTTTGCGAATGGTAATGGCAATATTATGTATCTTAATGTTGACAGAAAAGTTGGCATAGGAACTGATTCACCCGGTGAAAAATTAACAGTTGGCGGAAACACTTTAACTTATGGCTCTACTGGTAACGTAGGTGCTGGTGCTTCTTACTTTCTAGGTAACAGTCAAAACTCAAGAGATATTGCTTTAACAAGAGTAGGCTCTGCAACTTTAGCTATTGGATACTATAGTAGTGGTTGGCAAGAGTCTGCTAGGTTTGATAGTAGTGGTAATTTACTTGTTGGGACTACATCAACAGTTGTTGGTAGTGCAACTTCAGGTAAAGGATTTAGAGTTGATGGTGCTAATGGTATTGTTCAAGCAGCAGCTAGTGGTGTTGTTTCTGCAATATTTAATAGAACATCATCAGATGGTGATATAGTTTCTTTAAGAAAAAATGGAACGCAAGTTGGAAGTATTGGTACTGTTGCTGGTAGATTCTACATAGGTAACGATGATACTTTTATTACATTTAAAGGCTCAACTGATACTATATATCCTGCTACTGCTACTGGTGGTCCAAGAGACAATGCTATTGGTTTGGGTGATTCAGGAACAAGATTCAAAGACCTTCACCTTTCAGGTGTTGCAAACTTCGGAAGCCTCTCAGACGGTACAATAACCATAACAGGATTTGCCGATGAAGATAATATGTCTTCAAACTCTGCAACGCTTGTACCGACTCAACAGTCTGTAAAAGCTTATGTAGATAG